CGGCATATCGACCATCCTATGCCATGTATTCAACTTTTACGTTCAATAACTACGCTACAAATAAAAATGGATATGTAAGAATAGAAACTGATGGTAAGTTATATATTCATTGCTTATATTCAAGTAATGGTGAAAACGTTGCTGGTGTTGTTGGAACTCTCGTTTATGTATAATTTGGTAATTTGAGTAAGGAATTATGGGTGAATTCCAATGGCGATTCTGCAATGGGAGCTGGTAGTATTAAGCGATTATGTATGAACCAGAAAAAACTACTTCTGCGGTATTTTGACCTATATCATCCTGCATTTTATTTGATACAAATACCTCAACTTTTTTATTTGTTGAGATTTTTATTTTTGTAGGATAAGTATAGGTGGAATAAATAATACTTGCAGGAAGCACAATATTGTTTGCTGGAGCATCTGGAACGTTTGCTATATGTAAATAATTTCCAGCTGAAGTCCCGCCAGCGGGACAAGATACTCCACCAGAGACAACTTGCAACTTTCCCAAATTTTTTACTACATTTATTGTGAAAGTATAACCACCTGTCATTGATTTAGAAATCGGATTGGCTAAATTACCAATTTGCGTAGTAATGTCAGGCGCATTTTCAGAATTTCCAGTCGTTATTTCAGTACCAGATTGAATAGTTGCCTTTGCTCTTTTTAATACATTATTAAGTATGAACTGATCACCAACATTATATGTTTTTGAAGCTGTAGAATTTGCCTGTCTTGTTGCTATGATAGCCTGATTAGCTTTTAGCATATAGCTATCATAAACAGCCTTACCACTCGCGCCTACTGAATTGACAGCTGCAACTGATGAAGAAGTATTATAACTATCAGTTAATTTTACATGTCCATAATTACTAGCATTTCCACCACCATATGTATTAACATCACTTGATGCATGAGATGAAGGAACTCTTACATCTGATAATCTACTATCATTTCCTTCGCAAGCTGTTCCGGCTGCTGAACCATAAGATACGCTGATTGTTCCTGAACTATTTGTTATTCCTACACCTGTTTTTACATGCCCGTAATCAACATCAGATGCTACACCATACGTTGTTTCTGTACTTGCATGTGACGTTGGTGCTTTTCCTGATAGTGCAGTATATATAGCACCACTTGTCAAAGGCTTTGTACTTGAATCCGAAGGTGCAGTATCCCAATAAGACGAATCGGCTGTATATGTACTTACTTTATCTTCAATTCCCTGAGCTGATGTACCTGCTATCGGGACTAACACATCATTTGTCGCGTCATATTTATATACGCCCATGAAGGTCTTTTCCTCCTTCCTTTAATTTTATAGGTCTGCGGAAAAATCGATGTACGCTCCTGCTGTTTTGCAACATAATACATATGGCGTTTGAGCTATATACGAGTTTGAGGCAAAGTCCACTACCATAATCGCCTCCACTCTTGTTGCCAAAGTTATTGATGTTGGAGAAACGGCATTTTGAACACTATCTTGTGATATTCCCCAATCATTAAGATTTGAATAACTGATGGTCGGGAACACCCTCATTTTAACAGGGAGTGGTACTGAGAATCTAACAGCACCTGCACTATATGCATACGCTGATAAAAGCCCTGTTGAAATTGCTCCTGCGGAGAATCTCACAAAATATCTCTGGCACTTCAACAACTCACTCACATAATTAGGAGCAGTATCCATTGCAAGCGTTGAGGCTGAACCAAGCTCAAGTTTAACTGCTTTAACTACTAATATTTCAGATGTTTGCGTTGTAGCGAAAAACCTAACTAGATGACCACTATCTCCATCATTGACAATGTTTCTAAAATCAAAAACCCAATTACCAATATCTACTTTAGACTGATAATTTTCGCTGTTTTTCCAAGTAAAAGTTTGTGAATATATTTTTCCATTTACTATTGCAGAAAGTGTCACTGTTCTTCCATCCAACATTTTACTTGTTAATGGATCAACTCTATTTTGTATCTGTGTATTGTTTGCAGTAGATGACAGTGTTATAGTGCCATCACTATTAATATCAACTTGACCGTTATATAGTCTCCATCTATCTAAAGTGTATATTCCAGTAGTTGCAAGGTAACTATTTTCTCCTCTCTGATTAACAGTAAACCAAGGATTATCCAAAAGGTTAGGATTGCTTATAGCCTGGACATAAGGAGTTATCTGCTGATTAGTCATTGCATATGGCTGATATGTGGAATCTGAATCTGTTGCAAGGCGTATCATAGGTTTAAAAGTAATATTATTTGCTGTTACACCGCTAAATACCTTCACTCTAAAATAATCAAGCTTATTAGAAATCGTGATTGGCATTTCTTTAGATGTTAAAATATATTGACGCGCACCGTTATCAACATTAGCAAAAGCCCAATATTGTCCACTAATACCAGCAAAATCATCACTTAAAATATAATTACCGTTTAGTGGTACATTTGTGGCAATATCTATTTCAGCGTTAGACGTTGCTGTGCCATTAGCAGTAACGCTACCATCAAAATTGATAGTAAAAGTGACTCCATTGATAGTCTGTGTTGTTGCTTTATTGGGCAGTAAATTCTTTGAGCCAATTTTTCCATTGCTTTCCCAGTCAACATGTCCTGAAGGGCTTAAGCTATCATCTGTAATATCTACAAGCTCATACTCTGCCTTCTGCGAAGATGAAAGTGCATTCCACTGTGCCTGTGTTCCAACAAACGTTGTAGGACTTTGCTTTATTCTGTTGGCATAGCCTGTGAGGATGCTTTCCGCATCCCCATAAGCCACAAAGTTTTTTTCACTCATATCTCTTCCTCTTAATCAAGAAGTGCCAATAATGCGGTTATCTGTGCAGATGTAAGACTATCTGGCTCTGCTGCCTGGATTAAGTCTGCTACTGTTACGCTGTCAACCTCTGTTGCATCCCAAGCACCTGCTGCATGATCTGTTTTAAACTTATAAAGATTGCCTTCATGAATTACAATATCACCTGTTGAATAAGACTCTGATGTGCTGAATGTTCCTGCAATCATGCCATAGATATTCTCAAAATCCTCGAAAGAACCTGCAACGTCAAACTTTACATCTACTGTTGCGCTGTAATATGTCTTTTCACTGTCAACTGCTGTGTCTGCTGAAAGAACATACTTACCATTTACAAGCTCATACCATCCCTCAGATGAAGGATCTTCTGAACCAACAGGCGTTACAGCTGCATAAGTTGTAAGGTCTGCCACTGCAACGTTTGTTCCAGCTTTGTATTTCTTTCCTGCCCCTTCAATAAAGCGGGCATCTGTTGTGAAATCATCTGTCAAGTTGTAAAGATAACCTGCCATAGCCGGAGTAATAGTAGCAGGAAGATTTGCAAATGTTACAGAACCTCTAAACTTCCATGCTCCACCAAGACTGTTAAACTTTGCTGCAATACCATTCATTAATTCAATCGCATTTTCATTTGATACAAAATTTGCCATTATTTTTTTCTCCTTTTTATTGTATTATCGCGAGTAGGTCATCCACCTGCTCCTCTGTAAGTTCTTCAACAGTTTCCGCACCTGCCCTAAGATTTGGCGTGTCGTACTCACTATCTATGTCCTTTATATGCAGAATATATGCAGTATCCGTAGATTTCTTTACCGTTATCTGCGGTGAATATCCTTGCACCGTTGGCACTTCACCCGCATCTATAGTGTCACCATTTGATAAAGTGCATATAAGATGCCTTTGCGCAGTAATTTCTACATCAACAATCGATGCTCCATCAGCAGGTGTAGGAAACTCCATTTCAAGGTGCGTTCCATCATTGCATTCTATATTTAAGGTCTGCCCGTCAACGGACATTCCTGCCACACCTGATACTGCTCCGGAGGCTATTTTTTTACTTAATACATAACTAATGACATCCATAACAATTCCTCCTTAAATCTGCTTGAAGGAATAGTCCGACTTCATCATGTAAACGGCACTTGTATCAATACAGATGCAGTCTGTTCCCTGTTTTAAGTTATTTGATTTCGCATATGCAGGAAGTTGTACAAGATCAGTTGCGTCATCACATGCAAGATGTCCTACACCGTCTGCGGTATTAGCTGCAATACTTTTAATCATGGTCTTTTCTCCTTTTTGACAATAAAAAAAAGCCATGACCTGCATCATAGCTTTTGCGTGTCTACGTCTAAATAAGATTATCTTTATATATAAGAGAGCATCTACAATTAACTATCTCACTTGCTTCAGCACCAAGCGTAATATCATGTGGCATCATCATATAAGATGTTCCAACTACAAAAGGCTCATCTATAGGAATTGTAATTCCTTCCATCTCCTCATGTGTTGGTCTAACCTTTTCATCAAGTTCTGTAAGCCACTGCTTATATAAATATCCTTGTTCCTTAGCTTCTTGTAATTCAGCATAGTTTATAACAGTATTGGCTTCATTACATGCTATATTTGTAGCTCTCTCTATGGATGTAAAGTATGGCTTATCTTTATTTTCCACTGTGACATCTACGAGATTACTAATAAATATGGGTACATAAATGTCAACAAACTCACTAGGTTCTAAACGTTGAAAGACTACTTCTTTGTATAGATTCTGCATATCCCGCTGAGTATCTTCAAGCTTAACGTTTTCAGGGTTTTCATCACACCAGATAAGAAATAATAAAATAGCATCAAATAGATCTTCCGCTTCTTCAATGCGTTCTCTTCTCTGTTTTTCTGAGATTGGCATTATATCAAAGTAATGCTCTATATAATCCTCTCGGTCAAACGCCTCTTCCTCATACTCAGCACTTTCATCACTTCTTAGGATATTCAGTTCATCAATTTTCATCCTCTTCGCCATTATCTGTGTTCATTCCATCTATATTAGGGCTATTCTCAATCTGATAAATAGGATCATCCGAAGTAGGCGTTGCTTCTGTTTCCTCACTCTTTTCTGATTGCTTTAGTTTTGTCTCTTGGTATGCCTCTACCCCTTCCTTACTGCGCTCGATAACCTGTGCAGGATCAGGGAATAATGGCACAGCATCAAGTACATCCTCTAAACTGAATCCAATGTTTATCAGGTTGGATATTGCCGTTGTCTTTATTGAAAGTTCGTAATTCTTCTGCCTCTTAATGCTTGGCTCAATATCAGATGGCTTTATCTTTCTTAAGGGACTATCTAATGGACATGCGCTCTCTCTTATCGCAGCACAGATGACTTTTATCTCTTGTCTGATGCTCTTTGAGATAATCATCTCTTCTTTATTAGCTGCAATATCCGCTGCACTCCATCCTGTAGCATCGCTCATCGCCACTCCCGTACTTCCACCGGAATTATCATTCCTTTGAGGTACATTACACTTTTGAAGTATCAATGCTCTCTGCGACATATAGTTATTCAGCATCCCCGCATAGTCATAATTAACTGTAAGGGGCTGAACCTTCGGTATCTTGCCATCTTTTGATGTAAATGTCTGAAGCCACTCATTAGATTTTGGATGCTTCACCTGCTCAGTAATAGAACCATCTTCATTAACGACCTGAACAGTCTCAAATTCACAGTCATTTGCCCACCATACGACCTGTGTGTTCTGGTCAACATCATTTGAAAAATCCGAGACAAGCAAGTTTAAATTCTCCATTGCGGATATTTGTCTCTCGAAACATCCCATTCTGTCATAACTCCTAAAATACTCAATGATAGGGATTACATGTAATGGATTTTCCTCGCCACTCCTATTATCATGTATCCATACATCTTCATCTTCCCCTCCGGGATTCTGTATTCTCCAATACTTTATCTCAAACCTAAAATCCTTTGAAAATGCCGTATAATGTATTACTTTATCAGAATCCTTACGGAAAGTGACACCTACCATTGGTCTGCGGTCATGATAATATGATGAATATATAACAAAAGATGTCTTTGGATTTAAAATAGTCCTTGTATAATACGGATCTCCCTCTTCATATTCGGTATTAATATCTATAAACGTATTTCCAATACCGCATATCTCGAAGTTTCTTGCAAGCTCCTGATTGCCTGAGTCGGAATCAGTAAGAAAATACTGGTCATTCCACATCTGGATTGCATCTATCATTCCATCTACAGAACCTCTTTTCTTAAAAGAAATCGGGTTTCCATAGTTAAGTGCAACCTTAAACTCAACAATCTCATTTGCAATATTATCCGTCACATCTATGTCAATATCGCTGCGGTATACTTTTACTCTCTGAAGCGGCTGAAATCCTTCTTCAAAATCAAATAATTCCTGTATCTTTGCAGCGTTTTCTCTATGATCGCCTATCGCTTTTTGGATTATCGATATTATATTGTCAGCAGTAACAACCGGTACATCGGTCATTATCTTTTTTCTACCGCCCATGTTTTTTTCACCATATAAAAAAGCCCTACCCGAAGGTAAGGCTTGCTGTATTTTAAATGCCCTATAGGCTCTGTTTATATTATTTTACACTATCATTTTACAGTCAAAGTTACTTCAAAAAGTCCACACTTTTTTATTTCATAAGTGATTCAGTGAAATCTGGATTATCCAATGCTTTTTCAATAATCTTAGCGAGTATGCTTGTATATCCTTTTCCTAACATTCTTGCTTTATTTATTGTTTTGGGCGAAAGTCTGAGCGTAACAATTTGTTTTTGAGTGCTTTTGCGTTCTTCCTCAATTATATGAGACACCCTTCTAAACTGTGCCAATTCTTCCTTGGTAAGTATTGGATTCTCCTCATCATAAACATATGGTGTTTTTTCAGCTTCTTTTAGCATCTCAATCTGTTTTTTCGTCAATTTACTTGTTTTGTCTATTGTCTTTTTAATAATAGCCATAATACTCTTCCCTTTCTTCTTTTTCCGCTTTTCTTGCTGATATAAGCCGGATAGTTTTACCATTATTCCTAAGTGTGTAAGAAACAACTATAACCATCAAAAATCCATTGATTGTTCCAATAACTTTATATCGTTCTTCATATTTACTATGTTTTTCATCATAAAATTCCAAACGTTGCTCATCAAGAAAAACAAAAGATGCTGTCGAAAAATCAATTTTATGCTTCTGTATATTAATTCGTTCTTTATTTTCGTCCCACTCAAATTCAAGATGTTCCATGACATTATTATATACTATGTAATACATTTTTGCAATACGCGCTTGGAGCAAATTAAAAAATCACTCCGCCCTCTATGTGAGTGATTTTTTAAAATTACTATACATCAAAGGGGTATCGCTACCACTTTTTCATAATTATATTATAATATCCAATCAATTCAACAATCAATCCTTTTCCTTATCCAATAAATAGAAGAAATACCTCTTATATTCATAAAATGTGGAACGTTCAATCGGAATCTCATCATATGCCTTTAAATATCTATATGAACACTCATAACAAGCTGATTTTATGATGTATCTCCAAAGATCCCCTCCCGATTTTTCTGTAGCTTCTTTCGCACATTTTTCTATAAGTTCACAATTTCTCTTAAGTTTTAGCATCCTGATTGCATGTTTGGCTGTTGTATCAGAAGTCTGGTGATTAGAAGGCTTTGCTCCGTCATAATTTATCGCGGAAAAAAACACATTATTCTCAAGTTCCTCTTTCCAGTCCTGATACTGCATACAAAATGCGCTCAGTTCCCTATATCTGTATTTTTTTATATTATACTTATCAAGTTTCTTCTTATTCATAGCTCACACCCATATAGCCAATATACATAGCGCATAAATTAGTATCAGTGCCCCGGATATTACTTTTCCCGATTTCTCACTCTGCATCCCTACAGGAATCAAAAGCCCCATCATGGCAAGTGTTATCACACTCACCACTGTCTTAAAAATCAAAGCCATCTACTCCTCCAATCTGGGAAGCTTATCCGCTCTTACTGCCTTATTTCTGCGTATCTCTTCCCGTAACCTTTCCCTTCTTTCCCTCTTACGTCTTTGTTTCTCTTCTTGTCTTTCGATATATCGCTGTACTGCAACACTATGTTTAATCCACCCAGTATTTTCTTTCCAAACATCTTTCCTTCCGGAAAAAAAATCCTCCGGTAGCTCACCAAACCTCTCAGGATCGTAATATTGGTTCACTCTCTTATAAAACGTAGGTCTTGATAATCCTGTAAGGTATGCCGCTACTTCTGGGTGCATCCTACCGCTTAGCATCAAATCACAACATTCTTTAAACACTTTTTCATCAACCGTCTTTCTACTCATATAGGCGAACTGATAATCCTTGCTTTTGTTGACCGCCTATTATCCATCTTCATCGCAAGTGATGATATGGAATCCGGCGAGTCATCAAACTGCTTTCCCTTTCCCTCAATGCTAAAAGTTGTCATTTCATCCAATGCCTTGCGGTAGTCGGCATCTGCTTTGTAATAATCTATATCGTCATCGTATGTATCCTTGCTTTTTGGCGTTAAAAATAAGAAATTTCGCTTTACATAGTCAGAATATCCGCTTATCTTGTCATTTTTGGAAATCTTGTTTGGCGCGGAATATAACTCTATCTTGCAGTGATTGATATTCCGCCTTGTCATTTCTTCCGTTACTTTCTCTGCATAGAGCTGTCCACCTGAGTTTTTCTCTATAAAGAGCTTTGTTATGTAGTATCTGTCTATCGCATCAACTACCCTTGGAACCGTATAGCCTGGAGAACGACTGTCATGTACCCATCCGACAATGTATTTATTTAACTCGCCAAAATCCTTGCATATAGGCATCGAAAGCCTGTCTCCGCCGCCAAATGCAACGTCTATGTGCGCTATAGTCGAACAGTTGCCAACCGGTAAAAATCCATCAAAAAACCTAAGTTCCTCAATAGGATATGTAAGACCTTCCCTTATAAAAGGCTGCTGCTGGAATTTTGCCATCCATTCAGCCTTATCAAGTCTGTCTCGCATATCTATGTAGTACTTTGTAGAAAAGCCTTTTACCTTATATTGGAAATTACTCTCCTCATTTTCGTTAAGAGCAGGTATCTTTCTAAATAATGCCCTTGGATTGCTTTCATTTAGCCTTCTCTCACGCTCAAGAGGATCATTTACCGTCCATAAAGTACCAACAAGCATCTTTTTCGCACCATCATTCATTCTGTCGAGCATCTTGTTCTGATACTCTTGGTACGTGTTCTCTACTCTTGAAGGGCTAAGTGAATGTTCCCTGTCTCTTATAAGGTCATCTACATATAAGTATCCGTCTGAAGAAACATCAATGGCACCTGTCCATGTTCCGTCAATACCTCTGCATGTAAATGTCGAAAACTCATCCGGTGAACCAAGATTTAAAGTAAACTCAGCCGGATCAGAAGATTTTGCCTGTAAAACTGACCTGTACTCAGGATTCCACAAGTGAAATACCTCTTCATACCGGTAATCTGGTGTCTCTATGATGTTATCAAGACCTCTGAAAAATCTCTTTGCAAGCTGTCCAGAGTGCCCACCCATCGCATTGTGACTGTTTGGTTTCCTTACGCCTACCCATGTAAGGAAAAATATACATATCGATGAATTATGTGTGGGTTTTAACCTCTTTCCTACACGATATATTCCGCCTTCAACAGATATACAATTTCCTTGCTTTGGTTCTATTGGTTCAATTCCCAAAATGCCTATTTTTCTCTGCTTACTGAAGGTCTTAAGCTGTTTTCTTTCAACCTTGCATGGTATTTCCTCTGTAGGATTAAAACTTATCCTATAAACATCATGTTTTCCTTCAATCCCTGAAGATGACGTTCTTGCAGGATATTTCACCACGCATACTCTCCAACCAAAAGTTGAGATAAGTGAAACAATATCATCTTTTAGTCTTTCGTTTATAGTTGAGTAATCATATCGATTCTCACCTTTTTTCAGACATCCATCTGTGTCAAGAAGCCCTGCTAATAGCTCTAATCTCTGTCTTTTACTCGCTAAAAGATATTCTTCCGGAATAAACTTATCAGGTGTATTTGTAGGAAAACATAATCCCACTTTATTCAAATCCTGTCTTAATCCATCAAATACATATACATTGCATCCCACTTGAGCATATACTGAAGTGCATCTATATTTTTTCATTGCAGCATTAGCTATACATGCATCTGTGTGACAGATTGTAAGGCAAGGTTTTGTCGTAGTTCCATCTCCAATCCATGCACCTAAGATATATGGATCTACTGCTAAATTTCTTTCTTCTCCTTTCATCCCTTGGATAAAAGGCAAAAAATATCTACTTCTTTCGCGATTGCCTTCCGTATATAAGCTATTAGCAAGCTCTTTCGCCTCTATTATTTTATTTTTTAATGCAAATCTGTCATATACAACCCATTCATGGTTTTCATGGCAGTCAATATATGTATGGTCAGAAAAATGCACCCGGATATTTGCATGATCTTTAGGAAATACATGAGTTACCTTTACATACTCACCATTTAATCCGACTACCTCATCACCCACAATTAAATCACCATGATTCTTCCAGCCGTTTCTTGTCATGACAGGTACATCATCAGCAATCAGCTTGCCCGTTCTTGAAGGTAAGCTAAGCCCATATACATCAAGCTCATCATCCTCAAGACGTTGCATGTCATTTGCTACTGTCCTTAATGTGCATCTTCTTGGCAGGTAAAACCTTTTTTCCTGCCTTCTATCCCTCTCAATATAGAGCATGAATGATTCAAACCTTGAAAATGACTCAAGCCTGTATATGTCATAGCCTGCATTGATTATCGAGTACTCAATGTCGTTGTCTATCGCATATTTTTCAAGACTAAAGAACCCTACACCGGATTTATTAAGGATTATCTCTCCGATATAGTCTTTTGCCGCCCTTGTGATGGTAAGACCGTACTTTTCATCCTTTTCAATCAAAAATGCGGTCTTTGCAGCCTCAATACATGCATTTACAAGTGATTCATCCGCTCCATGCCTCTCATAATAGCCTTTATAACTCTCAAATGCTCTTATCAGGTCATTAGAAGCCATTATTGTTTTCCTCTTTTTTTCATATCCACCCATTTTTGTGAGAGAATGGTGTTCCTTGCTCCGTCAAACTCTTTTATGAAGGTAAGACAAACCTATGGCAAAGGTTTTATCGCATTTAATTCCTCAAGACCAAGCCTTGCTATAAAATCATTCCTCTTTAGCGCAACTTTTAGCACGTCTACTGCCTTTTTAACGGTCTTGGGGCTAAAATCAAATGTGATTAAGGAATCAAAGTCCATTTCCGGTTCACCGATAAGTGATATTTCCGCTGAATGTGCCGAACCGACTTCCATATGCACATCAACCTTTGTTGCACGTATCACCGTGTCATCAATGCTTACTTTCGCATGTCCTATGTCAAGTGGTTCAATCTTCAATCTGTGTATTCCTGGATTGTTCGTTTTCATTCTTTTTCTCCACCCAATCAATCAGCTCTTTTTGACATTCATCGCACAGATCCATCTTTGTAGAGCATAATCCCTTATCTTTAACTACGTATATTTGTCGGAAATTCTTTTCGTAAAACTTTCCGCATCTGTCACACTTCTTCGCTGCTGCCATTAGCTCTCCTCTTTTCTGACTCAATATCAATAAGTTTTGTAGAGATGTAGTTAAACATCCTGTCTGACATCTCTAAATATTCCTCCGGAATCACAACGCATTCAGAGTGTAATTTTGTCAGTGCGCAAAGAAACCAATCAGCCTTTCGTAGATCCTCTTCGCCATTCTTAAACTTCCAGCGCCAAA